ATTCTAACTCTTTCTTTCTTGTATAAGTCAAACCCAAGATCAATGGTGACATCAATAGTATCGCCGTCAAGAACACGGTTTATCTCCGTCACTCGGAAGTTGTAGCAGCTCTTCCTGCTCGGTGGCACCATCGCTCCCATTAGATTCACGCTCATCAATACCTAATATATAGACGATCACATAAAAGACACAAGCAAGGAGTATCACCAAACACCAAACGATACTCCAAGTGACATCATTTACATCTTCTAATGGGCGAAGGAAGAGATTCACTCAGGATACTCCCAATTTGTTATGAATTGTGTTTTGTGAACTGGTCCCCAAGTACCAGCTTTGTAGAGATATGGTGTTGTTCTAATCTTACAGTTATCTCCAACACACAGAAGATCATCTACAATACGCCAAGATTCAAGAACTTCTTCTGCGTGTACAAAGTGTGACTGATTTCCTTCCATCGCTTCATACAGAAGTTTTGTATATCCTTGACTTGCATTCTCCATTGGATAATCGTGACTGAGAGTTGCTAGTTCAACACTCTCATCAAGTCCAGGTTTCTTAATATCAATACGAATATCAAGGTGAGCATTTGGTTGGAAGCGCATTACGATACGATCGTTTGCTTCGTGTCCATCAAACAACTGCTGAGGTGGAGACTTGAGTTTTACAACAACCTCCACACAACCATATGGTAGGTTCTTTCCAGTCATATAATAGAAAGGAACTCCCTGCCATCTCCAGTTGTCAACATAAATGTCACCCGCAACGAATGTGGGAACTTCACTGTTTGAATCAACTCCATCTTCTTCTCTATAACCAATGTATTGACCTGGGATAAGATTCTTACCAAGGCGCATTGCAGCAAGAACTTTCACCTTCTCACGACGGATTTCTCGTGCATCTAGTTTTGATGGTGGTTCCATAGCAACCAGAGAGATAATCTGAAGCAGATGATTCTGCAACATATCTCTGATAACACCTGATCCCTCATAATATTGAGACCGACCTTCACAACCGATGGTCTCAGTTGCATAGATCTGAACCTCATCTATGTAATTACGGTTCCATAAAGGTTCCAACAGAATATTGCTAAACCGCGTAGCAAGAATATTGTTAACAGTATCTTTACCGAGATAATGGTCAATGCGATAGACTTGTTTTTCGCGTAAATATCGCTGAACCACAGACTGTAAATGATCAGCAGATTTATAGTCGTTCCCAAAGGGTTTCTCAATAACAACACGGGATGTTTCGGGGTTGTCGAGGAGTCCTGCTTCTTTGAGATTGATGATAGCATCTTCATATCTCTCTGGGGGTACAGATAAAAAGTAGGTTACATCTTCTGCCTGAGGTAAGCACTGTAGAGTTTCTCCCTTAGTCAGGTCAGACGGTTGGTAATCCAGGTGATGTAAAAATTCTTCTGGATACTCACCAAGAGATTCCTTCCACTGAGTCACAGTAGGTTCTCTCCTGGCAGTACCAGTAATTAAAAGATTCTCTTGAAGAAGACCTCTTTCCCAGAGTTTGTGGAGTGCAGGGATAAGTTTCTTCTTACAAAGGTCACCTGTCGCACCAAAGATAACTATTTGTTTAGTGCGCTGTTCCATTTCCGTCATAGTCGTCTGATTCATAGTAATTATTTTCACCTTTTCGTATCCCGAAATAGATCGTGGATAGTACAAAGGGTACTGCTGCCCAAAGTAAGACATCAGAGAAGTTCATTGTTAGGACCTAAATCAAGGGACGCAAGATAATCAATCCACCATTGTGGGCTTCTGTTATACTTCCAATTCGGAACAGGTTTTCCCTGCTCCGAATAATATTCTTCGAGCGCACTATCTATAGTCTGTGCGATCTCCAAATTCCTCTTCTTCTTCATCAACATCTGCATACGGGTTCTCCAAATAGGGTCCTCGTTTTCGTAGAGGTTCTTTTCTGACATAATCCGATTCAGCATTGATGGCAGACATCCACACTGCAACTTTCATTACTATGTAGATAGCTGCGAGAGGTACAAAGCATAGGAACAGTGTGAATTGTGATTTCATCTAACGTTGTGACCTCCGAATTTGAAGCGCATTCCATTGAGAACTCTGTTTGCAAAGTTACCTAGTCTTCGAGAGTTGAACCTCTCAAATAGTGCAGTGCTAAGGACAGGAGTGGGAACGCCAAGATCCACAGCAGCGTGAACAGTCCAACGCCCTTCACCACTGTCTGATACTCCCCCATCAAACTTGCTAAGCTCGTGATCGCTCCGTAGTACATCAGCGGCAAGGTCAAGTAACCAAGAACCAACAACGCTACCACGACGCCAAAGCTCAGCCACCTCAGCAGTGTCAATGTCATAGCAATAGGACTCAGGGTCCGCCATAGGCGCAACCTCAGCGTCTCCTTCTTTGACGTATCTTGATCCTGCATTTGCCTCGTGGATAATGTTGAAACCTTCGGCATATGCCTGCATAATTCCGTACTCTACACCGTTGTGAACCATCTTCACAAAATGACCTGCTCCAGGCGGTCCACAATGCAACCAACCGTGTTCACTACTGGACTCATAATCATATGGGTCTGTACGAGCGGCAGATCCGATGCCTGGGGCGAGTGCCCTAAAGATAGGAGCGCAGGCGGATACTGCAGTAGTTGCACCACCAACCATAAGACAGTATCCACGGTCCAGACCGTAAACACCACCGCTAGTGCCGCAGTCAATATATTGGATACCCAATTTAGCCAGACGCTCTGCCCTTTTCCGACTATCCTTAAAATTGCTATTGCCGTTATCAATAATAATATCTCCTTCACTACAAAATTGTAGTAGCTCATTGATTGTGTCCTCTACGGTTTCTGCTGGTACTACCATCATAAAGATGCCTGGTTCTTCTGAGACGATTGTCTCTCCAGACTTCTCTCCATAAATGGATTTCTTGCTCTTGACTACTTGAACAAGGCTTTCCAAAGAAGTGGTACATCCACTGATATAACCCTTTTCAAATTGTTCTTCAGCTTTTGCATAATTGTTTCTGTAACCGTGAACTTCAATACCTGCTTTGATCATACGACGAGACATACCCTCGCCCATACGACCCAAACCAATCATTCCTACTTTCATTTTGATTCGTTAATAAAATACTCTGGTAGGGGACATCCCTTGAAATTTTGAATCTCGTCCACAGCGAGAACGAACATAGTTACAAATCCTAAACAGAATGCAAATAGCATCTGTGGGAAGTTATAGTTACAGTCGTTTGCTGTAGGATCTTCTGGCTCATCATCGTGTGGAAATCGCATCCGCATCAGATCATCTCCATTGCTTTATGTAGTTCCGCCGAATGTTCGAGTTCATCATTCAAGATCTCAAGGATCTTTTCATCAGGACCTTCCAAAGCAAGATACTTTGCATAGGTCTCTGCTGCGTGAATCTCAACCTCTTCTGCTAGATGATAAGCATACTTTGGAGCAAGAAGATAATAGACCACGTTACTCCAATAGTAGACAAGAACCAGATGATAAGCGAAAAAGCGATCAATCCAATGATCAGCTCCTCCACGTCTCTCCATTTCTTGTAAATGTTCTGTTTCATTTACCGTTTGTTGAAAGTGTTCTTTCATTAGGTAAAAATGCGTCTCGGTCCTTAGACCTAGAGACTCCCTAAAATGAAGCACACTTAGAAAGGCAAAGTATGGTGCTCGTGCAATTACTTCAAGCACCCAGAAACGTTGAAAGTATCGACCCCTATAAAGAGTGTCGATTATGAAAACTGTAAAATCGAGAATTGCTGTGTTGACTTTTTTCATTTGTGCTTCCTCGCGAATGGTTCCCAGTGTTCCCAACCATATTTGTGAACTAAGTGCATACCAATGATAGGCACGAAAACCAGGAGAAAGCAGAGACTACCTAGAAAGAACTCATTGTTCACCAGGTGTCTTACGACAACTAGCATTTTCTACATACCCCTTGAATGAATTTGACATATCACGGTACCCAGAGCCCACATAGATCTGTCCACCAACAACCGCTATGGTTGCAATGCCCCAAAAAATGTAATACCACTGGGATTTGATTTGATGCTTTTTGGATTTTTTACACATTATGAAAGTTGATCGATAATAGGTTTAATGATGTTAATATCTATCCCTGCAAATGGTGGGATTTTGCCTACCATTCTAAGCATTCCATCGAGAAAAGCAGCGAACACAATGGCACCTAACCATATCGAAATCAAAGATGCGTTACGGTTGTGTCTTGTGATCGCTTTATCGATCATATACTGGGCTTCCTCTTTAGTAAGATAATGAGGGGGATCCAGTTTTTCAAATCTGTGAGTCATTACTCTACGTGAACAGTACCGATCATACCCGCACCTTTATGGGGGGCACACCAATAAGTATAGTCACCAGCGTCAGCAAATACAACATCGAACTCTTCACCAGGCATCAATGCGAGTGCCTCGTGATCGAGTTCGGGATGATCTTCCACAATCACATTGTGAGGTGGAAGCATATTATTAACGAAGTGTACTGATTCACCTGCAGCAATAGTTACCTCTGCTGGTTCAAATACAAGATTACCGTCGTAACCCATCTGAACATCTACAGCCCAAGCAGGTGCAGAAAAGAAGAGTGTCGCTAGAAGTGCAAAGAAAAACTTCATTCGATAGTTAGAAACTAATCTATCTATATCTTCCTGATAGATCTGTAACGAGGATTTGTTTTGACTTCCTCACTAACCATCTCACCAAATTCTGTAACACATTCGCACCATTTTTTTCTCGCTTCTATGGCTGCTTTAGTGTGTTTTGTTTCTGTATTTTCAAATAACGCAAACCATTCATACCAGAGGGAAGCACACTGATTAGATTTTGTTTCAAGGTGCTCCTCTCTGTATGCCAATCATTCCTCACTGCTACTCTTTATTCCACCACTGCTCTGCGCCTTCACCATATTTCTCACCAAAAGTATCAAGATCTTGTATTCGTTTATCCCAGGTGTCACCACCTACAGATCCCTTCATAGGATTGATACATTGGTTATCTGCCAGTCTGTTGCAGACGAGACCAGCAAGATCAAGTTCATTACCTTTTACTCCTGTCCCCGACCAACGGTGTTCACCATTGATCCAGGTTGCGCCACATTTCGGGCATTCCTTTCTGCTCATAAACAGATCGGACAGCTCTTTATCAGCGGTCATTAGGATTGTTCTCCTTGATTAGTTGTGTGTATTTGGCGGTGTCTCTAAGCAAAGATCGCTTGAGTTTCCTTTTCATCAGATACATCCTAAACCTGATCCAGGAATACCGCAACTCTAGATCCACATATGCGAATAACCTCATCGTTGCGTCAAACCCTGCTACAGCGAACAGGGTGGATACAATGACAAGGGTGAGGTATACACCTATCATAGTGGTATCATCCAGATACGGAAATTATATCACTATTTAATAACTTAGCACTTCCACTTTCTAAGTGCGAGTGCCTTACGTGTTGGTTTCCCATTTTCGTCCTTCATCGGACCTTTCATACCACCCATACGGGCACAGAAAGATCTCTTACGGGGACCACCTTCGGGTTGAGGTGCCTTCAAATCTGAACCAGGGTTCTCTCTTTCATATGACTTACGTCCTTTCTCATTCAGACCACCAGAAGGATTCTTTCCTTCTTTGCGCTGCCAAGCACTTTCTTTGATGTGATAACCTTTTCCGTCGCAGTGATCGCAACCGCCTTTCTTACCACCACACTCAGGACACTTCACTTTCTCTTCTTTGCAAGTGCTTTCCTTGACATCAGCAGCTGCGTTTCCAGAATACTTTTTCTTTGAATTACGTTTCGCTGTATCGTCAATCTCTTTCATTTTAAGAGCGTGACTCATTTTTCTACGAATAGACGGTCTACCAATAGGAGGATTAGTCCTATCAATAACACGTGCAACCTTTAGGGCTACACCCTCGTCAAATTCGTGGAACTCAGCGAAAGTCTTCATTGTTCTTGATTATGTTTTGGGTTAGAGGGGCAGTTCTCTTCGTGCTTCTCAATCCAAGTCTTAGGACGCCAATGTCCTCTGGGAGAAGTCAGACCGCAATATTGACACTCATAGGTGCCATCTTCACGTCGTTCAGCCATAGTGAAATTTCCTGTCTTTGGTTTTCTTAGGTAGTTTAGCAGATCGTACCTTCGTGGATGACGTTTCGCCATACCCTTCAGGATGTTTTCCACCTTTTGCCTTACCGATGGAATCAGACTTAGCCTTACTTCCTTTCTCGGTATAATGTAGTTTAGCATCTTTTCCAGGCTTTTTGGTAATCACGGATTCTTGACCGTGCTTCCTACCCAGACGACGCATTACTTTACCAAAACGGCGTCTCGACATCTTATCAGGTTTGGACGTATGATATGAAACCTCACGACCAGTTTTACCGTCGGCATACTTGTATTCACCGACGCCTTTCTTGTGTCCGATACCGTGCTTCTTGAGATCTTTCTCAAGACCCTTACGCTTCTCACGGTTCTTCTTCTCGTCAGAACCACGGTCAGCAGAAATGTGTCCAGTATCTTTTTTCTTTGCTTTGTCCATTGCACGTGCGAGACCACCCTCAGCAATGAAGGTTCCGAACGGCATCACATAGGATTGAGTTTGCATCATCATATCCGTACTACCTCCCTTTTGGACAGTCTTTCTTTGTAGTTGTAATCTTCTCAAGTTGAGCATCAGTTGCCTACGATCAAGCATCTGCTTTTGCTTCTTAACTTGATTAGCAGCACCACCTTTTTGTTGCTGTTGTTCTGGTTGATTTTCCATCACTGACGAGCAACTTTAGTACACTTGAGACCATTACCAGCGATGGTTTCGAGTGCATCTTTCTCAAGATACATAACACCGCCTGATTCGATGCTAACAGTACGTGCACCCAATGCGACATACTTGGTACCATCGCCACGGGCAGAAACCACTGCGGCATCATCAATAGTCAAAACAATAGTAGCGTTCGTGTCATTCACAACACGTACAGCAGTTGCTTTGCTCAGGTTAACTGCACTACTGAGAGTCACCTCAGCAGCCATTACTCTTACTCTATCCATTTCTGATTACAGGGTGGTGTGTACTATTTATCATTTTGTTTCTGTTGTTTCAGAAACTTGGCAAGTTCTGCTGTGCTACCAACGAACATAGTGTTGTTAGTGACATTCTGTGCTGCCTTACCTTGTGGACCTTCTTCCAGTTCCTGCATCTTTTTCTGCAGGTCGATAAGTTTGTCCGTAGTGTCAGCAATATTTTTAATCATATTGCCAGCGACTTCATATGCTCTAGGAGAATCGGACTCTTGTGCTAACTCAAGAATACCGTCAACTGCCTCTTGACCCTTTTCGATCAAAGAGTATAAGTTCCCACGAGTATATTCATAGTCTTTGGAAACTTGTTCTGTTGTTGCAGCAGGAACTATCTCAGCAGTTTTTTTCTCTGCTGGTACGATTTGGGTTTCAACGTCAAGAGCATCTTCAATACCCTCATACTTTTGAAACTTATTCGTCGTTTCCTGTGACTGGGTTTCTTGAGAGTCCATCTGTAAATTCACTGAATAGTTCATTAAAACCAAAGTTGTCGTCTGGATCTGCCGTAATGGGATCAGGTTCAACCGTGTAACGTCGTTCACGAGGTGCAGACCTCTTAGCATCCAACGAAGTATCAACGATTGCCTTCTTGATAAGCTTATCGGTTGTATCGGAAACAGGACCGTACAGATAAGTCTTAGCGGTAAACGACAGTGTGTAGATCAGAGTTCTACGTGTTGTATAGTCTCCCTCATAATCATCTTCATAAGATACTGAGTTGAGAGATACTGGGAAATCCTTCGATTCTCCAAGTTCAGGAACTAGGTTGATCGTGATATTGAAGAATGGTTGGAAGAACGGAAGAATCTGCTCTAGAATTTGTAGACCATCATCCTGGTTCTTCGACATAATTGCCAGTTCAAAATCCACATTGTATGGAACTGGCATAAAGGATTTCTTAGTTTTACCGTCCGACTGAACGGAACGGATCACCTGTGTAGGTGAAACTTTTCTAGTTGTATCGTAGGAGAATCCAGAGATCTCAAACGAGATTCTAGGCAAGGTAATCTGAATAGCGTCTTTAGTTGTTAGATCACCAACCTGTCTCAAACGAGCAAGGAATTTTTCTTTAGGACCATATGCCAAAGGCACCTTCATAACTTCAGTCTTGGATCCACTTGTTCGTTTGATCTCAATGTTATTGAAGAGTGTACCGAAAGAAACTACAGTCTTTCTAAAGATTTCATTGTAAGAGTATGTACCTAGCATTAGTTAGCGCCTCCGATTTCACCGAAGGGATTGGATTGCGTAAAGTCAATAATAGAATCTGCCTCAGTCTCAAATAATTGATTCTGATCGTATTCCGAATTTGTATTATTTAGAGTATTGTAACTGCTAGTGGTCCAGGCAGCACCAGAAGTTTGACCTGTAAGGGTCTCAGGAATAGTAAAGATGCCTGTTCTGTTGTAGACTTGCAGTTGTCTATTTGCACTATCGAACGACTTGACTTCTGCCTGAACGTTGGATGTGCCACCAACAATAGTTTCACCAACAGTAAATGTACCAGTACCACCTTCTGCAAAGTTGATGGTAATGGTTTGATCCAGATTGCGTTCGATAACATCGATTTCTTCGACGCCAGTGTCGAGATCTTCTCCGCTGTACTCGTACAGCTCACACTTGAGACCCCAGACGTGAATCTTGTTTAGCTGATAGAAAGGTTGTTCGTGCTCAACATATTGAATTTGGAACAACTTACCTGCTAACGGGAAGTATATAAGGTCACCTTCATTAGGTCTTCCTTCTACAACCAGGGTTGTATTATCATCAACGAGATCTTGGAATCTCTTACGTGCAATGATGAAATTTACCTGGTCTGAAATACGAACACCAAACTTGGAAAAGAGATCTCCATCTCCACCAAATCCCTGAACGTTTTCTAGATACGCTTCAATTTGATATGCTGAGTCAAAAGAAGACAGAGCATCTTCGCCAAATACTTGATCCTCACCCACCAAAGTTCTGGGGATATAATAAACATCTGTCCCGAACATCTTGATTTGTTCGACGACAAGATCCTCCACGAGCTGCTGCTCGCCAGTTGTACCTTGAGTGAAATAGGAATTAGTAGGCATCTTATCCGATCATATCTAGGGGTGGCATTTCGTATGTAGCGCGAAGTTTCTCTTCCAGTGCTTGCAGTTCTTCAACAGCATCACTGTAGATCTTTTCGCCATTGAGGGTAACACCACCAGGAAGTTGCACGTTTTGGAACTTCGTCAGGTTGGTACCCCAATACTTTTTGATCAGTGCAGTTGCATAATCTTTGACCCACATCGTCCCGTAGATTTTGGACCAGTTAGCAGGATCAAGTGCACGCACACAATCGATAATGATATATTCATCTTCACGGATGTCGGATAAAACATCCATATCAATGTAAAGACGATTGTTGACTTGGTTATATCTTGTAGGTTTCATACCTTCCAGTAGGAAGTTGATAGTCTCCAAGTGTGACTGAATCATAAAATAATGATAGAACTGCGTTGATGTGAAATCAAACAGATCATTCAGTCTCAACTGATAACGAATGTCGAACATATTCTGAGTACCTTTATCTTGGAAAGAAAAGATACCGTTGACAGAAGTTACGTGATCAGGAACTGTAATGTAATTGTTCTGTGTAAAGAACTCATTGCTACCAACAGTCTCAGTAGTGTTTGTCCTAAACGCATCAATCTCTGCCTGAGAGAATTGGTGCTTCAGGAAAACTTTTTCACTACCACTGTAGTGGAACTCTTGGAACATCTCGATAGTGTAATCGAGAGCATCATCAACTTGATCATCAGATACATTAACTTCCAAGACTGGTTTACCCAATCTACGGAGCGCATACTCCTTGAGTTCTGCTTTGCTTGTTGGATTAGCCATTAGTTATCAGCGAGTGAGAGCGGCAAGTGCTGCCTTGAGTTGAGTCACAGTTGTGATAGAAGCATCATTACCGATCGCGTTGAGAGCGGTGAAGAGATCATCAATGTCAGTATCATTGGTGTCTGCCTGCGTGCCCTGTGCAGCAGTTGCATATGCAGTGCTGTCAGTAGCAGCGGCACTACCCAGAGTGGGTTTGCCAGTCAGATCTGCATATGCTCCAGAGAAGAGCGTAGGCAGGTTGCTAAGATCATTGTAGGATCCAGTGGTTGCTACGGTTGCCAGGTCACCTGGTTGTGTAGCGGAATCTGCCAGAGCACCCTGTGCAGTAGTAGCAGCGAGAGCACCGATACGAGCATCAACACG